GTCTTCTGCAAATTGTAAAATACTATGAGGGTGTCTTTCACCTTTATTTTCTATACCTTTTAATTTATATTTTACACCTTCTTCTCTATAATAACTCTCTATCTCTCCTCCTTTTGTTTTATAAGGTTTCCCTTCTGTTTTTTGTGAGTTATAAGTTGCTTCAAGATTAAAAATATTGTTTAAATCTTTATATTCTACAAATCCCTCCATTTTATTAATTTCATATAATTCAATTAATTTATCATAAGTTTCTTTTGATGGTAATGAAAAATTATTTTTTGAATATCTAAAAAAATGGTCGGCATCTTTTATTTTTCTTTTAATTTCTGCTTTTGTTTCGCCTATATATTCTAAAACCTTTTTTGAATAATTAATTAAATCTTCATTATCTTCGTTATTGTCTTTGCTAAAAACATACATTAATTCATGTTTACGTAAAGGCATTTTATTCGCAGAGAGAAAACCTACCTTTCTTGATTTTTCCCATATAAGATCATATCTAAACCATTTAGGATTACTATGTATTAATGTGTAGCCGAACTTTGCCGTACAAAAAAATACTATAACTGCACTTGGTTTCATAATTCGTTTTATTGCTTTCCACATTTTTTCTAAATCTATTTCACTATCCCATTTGCAGGCTGTTTGTCCGTAGGGTAAATCTAAAATAAATAAATCAATTGATTTATCTTTTATTTTTGGAAAAACATTAAAACAATCGTCGTTATAGATTTCCATTTTATATATTTATATAAACAAAATAATTATTATAAATACCCCCTAATGATAAGTATAAAATAAAAAATATGTCATTTTTCGCCCATTTGGGCATTTTTCGCCCCCTTTTTTACAAAGTAGTTTAATTTGAGTTTTGACCCCCCCCCATGGGCGACTTTCTCAAAATAGGGGCGAGATTTGACGTTTTGGGCCATTTTTGACGTTTTTTTCTTTTTCTATACTTTATTATATACTTATGTTAATACTTCTTCTTCGTTTTTATTTTTCTTTAATTTTAAATGTTAAATATATATGAATTATAAATATGCCTAAATTATTATATTTTCCTCTCACAGATAAAAAAGGTCACATAGTAGAAGTGCTTAAACAAACTGATAAAACAATTACATTTAATTTTTATATGTATATCAATAATGATATAGACAATCTAATATTATTAAAATCTAATGCAAGAAGAAAGAAAAGATATAATATTGATTATGGAGAGTATATTGAAATAGAAGATAAAGGAGGAATAGAACAAAAAATATATTTAGCTGACGCTCTTACACATGAAAGTATGGAAAATAAAGATAAGATAATTGTATATTTTGATTAAAGGACTTAAAGAAAAATAATAATTAATTTAAAAAACAACTTAAAAAAATATCTTTACATATTATATAATGAATACGAACAGAATGAACAAAGAAGTATCTGCCGAAGAATTGCAAGAACTCCTCCGTATTAAGGAAATGTTAGATCGTAAAAAGAAAAATAATGTTAAAGCATCTAGTAATTATTATAAAAGAAATTATGTTATTACCGAAGATATGAGCGACGAAGAAAAAGCAAGAGTGCAAGCGAATATTGATAAACGCAAAGAAAAAGCACGGGCTAATTATGTAAACAATAAAGATTATCATAGAGAAAAAAATAAAAAATGGAGAGAAAACATTAAAGCAAAAATGAATAAATTAAAAGAACTTCAAGGAATAGAAGTATCATATCCTGAATAATAATATCCATAACCCATTAATACTAATTGAAAAATACCTATTAGCATTAATTCTTTTTTAGTTAATTCCATATCATATAATTCATGTGGAACAACAACCATTTTAATTTAGGCAAATATTAAAATACTTATTTTTTATTTTTGTGATGGAAAAGTCTTTTTCCATTTTTCTAAAAACTCTTTTGTAAATAATTGATTAAGACCTTTCGGCATTCTTTTTGGTAATTTTTGAGGACGATTACTTACAGAGTTAAAAATAGTTCTTAACATATTTCTATATTTACTATTAGGGTATTTTCTAATATAATCAGTTGTATCTTTTGAATATGACCTTAACATATCAACAGACCAGCCGGAAGACCATAATTGTAATCCTAATCTTGCTAATTTTTTAGCAGATTTCCTTTCTTCTTCTTCACTTGGTTTAGGTTGTGGTTTAGGTTGTGGTTTAGGTTGTGGTTTAGGTTGTGCTTTTGGTTTAGGTTGTGCTTTTGGTTTAGGTTGTGCTTTTGGTTGTGCTTTTTCTTTTGGAAAAAGTTTTTTCCATTCTTCAACTTCAATATTAGTTGTATATTGTGATTTTTCACCATAATATTTTTTGTTGTCCTTTGCAGTTCTTAATTCAAAACGATCTTTAAATGCCTTTTCTACTTGTTCTCTTTTCATTTTAGAAAGACCTTTAAGGAGGTATTCCTCTCTTAATCCTTTATTTAATCTTACTAAATGTTTTTTCATAACAGAAACGCTTAATTTTGTTGTATCCATAATTATAATATAATTATATAAAAAATTATATTAAAAAATATTTAACTTCTGTGCAATTTTCTTAATAAGTTACTTGAACGTCGTTGCCTTTTACTCCTTGTTTAATAACAGCACGACGAGAAGCCATTACATAGAAGTTTACGTCCATAGCACCTAAATCTTTACGGAAACCAGCAACAGCAGGAGGCCCAGTAGCTCTCGCAACGGCGGCGGTTGGAATGCGAGAATATTTGCAGACAATAGGATAGTTGCCGATTAATGTACCAGCACCGAGAATACCAGGATTTCCATTTCTTAAATCAACAGCAAGAGGTTTGTATGTGCCGTTAAATGGATTATTTGGTGAAGTCATAGCCGCAAATTGAGTATCAAGTGCATTCATAAACATAGGACGCTCTACGTCTAAATCACGATCTAATGCCGAATTGACTTCGTCATAAAGAATAGCGTTACTATTAACTTCCGTTTCAGGGTATAAATCCTTACCATTAATATACCAGTTAATACTTTCTGTATTAACTCCGTCTATGCGTTGTTCATTTAATAATGAAAGATTGCGACCGAAACCAGTTTTATCTGTAAACTTTCTCGTCATGTAAATCTTATGAACTTCTCTATTATTTTGACCGAGCTTAAACTCTTTACGTTGAACTGCTCCACTTGTTCCAGCTTCTAATTGAGTTTCTACTCTTACAACGTCATAGAAATCTAAAACTAAACCACCAGCATTATTTATTTTATTTCTCATTTTTTCCATGAGTTCAGCAGGTTCAATAATATAATCCACTTGCAATTTAACGTCTTGAAAAGAAACGTCGCCACTTGCGGCTTGGAGAGTTTCATTACCAGCATAATTCGTTTTTGCTAAATTATTAACGAATTGCGAAGCGTCATTAAACTCTACTGTAATGTAAATACGATATTCTGTAAATAAGAATAATGGTATTCTACGATTTTTAAGGGCTGGAATAATCATTCCGAGAGGTATACCTACTTGATGATTATCACTTGCGTTTTGTGTAACCTTTAAGGAATTGACTACGGCGACCTTACTATCATAAGCTCCGTCAGTAAGAGAAGCATTTGCAGAACCACCGACAGCAAGACCAGCACGTTCAGAGTCAGGTATAATCTCTCCTTTGCTTTGTTGTTGTACGCCACCTGCGTCGTCTACTTTACTATCTGCTACTTTTGTATATAATTGATTTCCTAAATATTGAGATAAACTGGCGTTTTGTGCGGATCTTGAAACTTCCATAAAATTATGTAATGTAGCCCATTCACTTACGCCTTCAACGTCGTTTAAAATGTAATCGCCGACTGCAAGTTGAACTCTTTTAATAGCTCCTAAACCACCATTAAGGACATTCATGCGGAGAGTATCGGCAACATTAGATTTTAATTTGAACATAAGCATAGAGTTTTTATCTAAATAACCAGTTGGCTCTAATCTAAAAATGTGCTTATTGTTTCCACTTGATAAAGGCAATACTTTATCAGAACGAATGTCTAAAAGCATAGGGGCATCTTGGGTTTCGTAATCGTAAAGTGATTTTAAAGTTTCCATTCTTTTATAATATAAATAATTATATTATTTTTTTTTAAAATAAAAATATAATTAAGATTATTTCTTCTTAATAATAAAAACGTGATTTGTGGATTTATCTTTTCCTTTTTTCATATCCTTAATTTGCATATCAGGATCTCTTTCTTTATTGAGTGCGTCAATATATTTTTTATTATACTTAACTGGAAAATATCTTTTCTGTTTTTCGTTTTTCATTTCTATATTATTTACCGACTTTTTTTAATGCTTCATTATGAGCTTTACTAAAACTCATTCCCCCTTTCATTAACTTTTTCATTAAATCAATATGTTTTTTTGTGTGCATTTTTTCTGCTTCTTTTAATTGTTTCTTTTGTGCGTCTGTTAATCCTTTTGGTTTACGTGTGGTTGCTTTACCTTTTGTTTTATTCATTTGGTTTTTTGTGCTATGATACGCCATTCTATATTATTTCTTGCTATTTTCTTTTTTCTCTCCTTTCTTTGTTTGTTTTTCTTCTTGTTCTTCTTCTTGCAAGTTTAAAGTTATTTTTAATATAATAGTTGAGTTCTCATTTAAAAATGGAGCTGTTAAATCAGGATTTAAAACTTCAATACCTATATTATTTACAACTTGGTCTTGTGTTGTTACATGTGTAATTTCTTGAATAGAATTAATAAAATCTTGATTACTTAAATTAGATTTTGGAACAACGCCTAATAATGGTATATTGCTTTTATTTTTCAATACGTCATTTAAACCAGGCACAATATCACTTGTTATAATTAAATAGCCTTCGTCTGATAAAACTGGTAGATTGTTTGCAGTTATTTCTAAACTTCCAGTTTTTACAGAATAGGATTGGGTTAATACATAAAATATATTCTTCCATGATTTATAATTATTTGTGCCTGGTGCTAATATCGTGTTCGCAGAGCTGTAAAGATCATAAACTTTTAATTCTTCATTTAAGGCATAAGGTAAGTTACTATTAACATAATCAGTTGTGCTTGAAGATTGCGAAGGGCAATATTGATTTGCAATTGAAGGATATATAGAAGCGTCAATATCGTTATTCGTTGTAGTTCCTGGTAATGATAGATTTACATTATCGAAACACGCAACTTCTTCATATTCGTTTAGCTGTTTGTATTCAAAACCTAATCTGTACCAGAATGTTTTTTTCCAGTTGTCTTTTGCTAATTGTATTCTACTAGTTCCATAAAAACTTTCAAATGACCTATATTTATTAAATCCTGGTGCAGATTTAAAGGCTTCATTTGCGTTAGGGTCATTTAAACATGCATTTAAATCCCAGTTAAACACACATACGCCAGTTGTTCTTTGTCTTGGAACGTTCATAGTGCTTCTTATACGATTTCTTTGTTCGGTACTTATAGTCCCTGAAAGATAAAATAATATTATTTCTAAAATCCCAGCTTGTCTATATGTTGAAACGTTTTCACCTGCGTTTGTGTTTTTATTTCCTAAACAATCATGCGAGGGGTCTTGTCTTGAAGTATGAAGATAAGTAAAAGAAAAACCTGCGGCTGTTGAATTGTATTGAAACTCTGCGTTTGCAGAACCGATAGGATATTGACGAATAGGTTGCCACGCGAAATAATCGTTCGGTGCAGTAGTGCCGAAGTTTCCAGCATCGGTTATTGTTGTTGACCTATTTGTATAATATAAGCCGTGTGAATTAGAAGGAAAATATTGATGTTGCATAGGGTAGGGGGCTTTAATACTTGCGTAAAAGTTTGCCCCTGATGCGAAAAAGGTTGTGGCTTGGAAGTTGGGGTCGTTTGTGTTGCCCAGTGCATAGTTGTTTAATAATATTTTGAATTGTTGGGGTAAAATATATAAATAATTTCCCCCTCTTGTTAATGTACCTAATTCGTTTACGTCGTGAGCGATGTATGCTTCTACTATACTTCCTAATGTAGTATAAGATGAAGCGTTCACATTATATTCATAGTTCCATGGTCGTGCATAATCTAAAAGTTGCGATGTAATATTTCCTGTATATATACCATCTGCTGTTCCTGTTTCTGCGGAAGATTTAAAACGATTTGCTGAACCGAATACATAAGGCGTATTTTGTAATTGGTGCGTTATAAAATTAGAAAGCTGTGAAATACCATAAACTCCTTTTGGAATATTTATTTCTGCTTGTTTTGCAAGTGGTTCTAAATATCCATTAGCATTTACCATTACAGGAAATAAAGGTATTTCTGTTCCACCCATATATCCGCAATTTTTACCAGAGTTTAATAACCAGTCTTTTAATAGTTTTGTTTCTTTATCCCCACTTCCACTATCATACCATAAATCTATACTATTGTTCATAATAGCATCCATAGAAGGAGAATATAATTTTTCTATATTTGCTGATGTGAACCAGTCTACATATACACTTCTTAAATCCCCTTGTGTTAATTCTAAAAAAGGGTCAATTGCATTTGTAAAAATAGTTGTATCCTTAAAATCGTATTTTTGTGAAAGAAAATCAGAATGAGAAAGATATGGAGAATAATTTAAAGTGATTGCTTGGTCTTCTCGTATTTCAATAGAACCCCCTTCTATACCTTGTAAATTAATTAAAGCATTTTGTATTTCAATAGTAGAGCCTTTCGGTATTTTCAACTCTCCTATTTCATTAGACCATTTATTATTATACACGTCGTCTTTAATTGTAGCAAACTCCCTATTTAAATCTAAATAAACAATATTGTTCTGCATTTTATATAATATTCATATAATAAACTTTTATTAAAAACTTTATTACAAAATTATAAAATATTTTTTATTTTTCTTGCTAAAATTATTTTAAAATGATTTAACAAGTGTTTTCGTATTAATAACTTCAAGATCATTAACGAATGTTTGTTGGAGTAATGTTTGGCTACGTGTATCTGTTGGAAGATTTGTTTTACCACTATTTACACCGCTTACGACTTCAAGAGCGTAATCTTGATTGACGTAATTTTGTGTTCCCATAACTCCCATTTGGTAATCTGCTCCTATTCCAGTAACAGCAACAAAGCAGTTATTTCCTGTATCTGTTCCAGCAACAGCTACGGCATATTCTTCTGTTGTTACATTATTGCTTTCTTTTAAGGAGTTAGAAGCATGGTGAGCTTCATTTTTTCCTAATAAAGAACGTGTGTATTGAATACGCACTTCTGTATCTCCTAATCCTAATGCAGGGTGTTCTAAACTACCAGGCACAATTTCAGCCGAAGTTTGGTCAGTTGATTTACAATTTGGTTTAACTTCAACTGGAAACTCATAAGGAAATCTTAAACCATTCTTGCTTTGGATTGTTCTCTGTAATCCTACGACTTGTGGAAAGTTGTTAGAGTTAAGAGCATAATTATTTATAGCGTCGCCACGTTGAAATTGGTTAGAAATACTGCGAACAAATTGGACTTGTGGAGTGTAACCGTTAGAGTTTACAGAAGAAACAACGTCATTAATAAGGTTTACTCTGTTTCTAAAAGCAACGTCAGGATTGTATGCTTTAAGGTCAGCTGCATCAGGCACGATATATTTACCAGTTAATCTTAAATCTTTAAGAACATAGTAAGAGTTATTTATTCCATTTTCCCCAGCATTAAAAAGAAGGTGTCTGTTTCTGCTAAAAAATACGTTACTATCAGGAGCAAGATATAAAGTAATCATAAGACCGCCTAAATGGTCTTCTCCTAAATGAAGAGGTTGGCGACCGAGAAATGGAATGTTAAGTTTAATAGAAAACTCTTGACCTACACGTTCAGTTTTAGCTCCGCCGTCTGTGTATTGATTTACAATTCTACGATTAAGGAGCTCGCAGTTATTACCACATGAAAGATTACGATTTAATGGTGAACGTTTGTAATCGTCAAGATTATAGCTGTATGCTTCTTGTACGGCTCTGTATTGAGCATAATTACTATCATTAACTAATTCGGTAGAGGATTTTTTAGATTTTACAACAACTTTATCCACGCAGTTATGAACTCCGCCTAAATTATTAAGGTTTTGTTTTACTGGAGTTGGTTGAGCAACTGCACCGCCGTCGTTGTCTGAAATTGTTCCGATATTTCCAGCAACAGAAAATAAAGAACCAGTAGTATCTCTAAACTGAATACGACCTGTTAAATGTAAGCTTGAAGTTTCAAGTAAAAGGTCTTGGGCTGGAATAGAGAACTTAATAACTGGGTTTCCTTTGCTATGAGAAAATCCGTCGCTGGTATTGTTTGAAGGTTTGATAAGAAAATGGCGTTTTCCGATAGGCATGTTTTATAATATAAAATACTATATTATTTTTTTTAAAATAAATAAAAAAAATATTATTTATAAAGTTTTAGTTTATCCTTATTTAATTTAAAGTTCAACAACTAAACCATTAGGAGAAGTTTGGATTTGTTTATTACTAAATACGAAAGTATTAATTCTTGTAATGTGAGCTCTTGTATTATGGAAAGCCATACGAACCTCGGGCTCGGCATTTTGAAGATCATACACGAAAGAACCACGTGCTAATTCACGTGCATATAAGAAAGTATTTGAATAGTTGTTCAATTGTCCCTTTTCATTAGAACCGAGATTTTGGTGAAGTTTATTACAAGCACCGAAAGCCTTAACTAATTCATTAAGCATAAGTGGTTTATCATGGTTTTTGCTTGGGTTAATAGCTTGAAGTGGATATAATTTATTATTAACGAAAAGTTGTAAAGAATTGCAATTTAATTCTTGTGGACTTAATCCTGAATAATATGTTTTGTCGTCTTGTAAACTTTCATTATTAGCTCCTACGAAATGACTAAATACTGCTTTGGCTTTGGAGGCAACCGAAGGTATTGGAACTTGGTGGCGTTTAACTCCTGTTGGAAGTGTGTTAAAGAATTGGTCATAGCTCATAAACTCATACGTCATAGGTTTACTTAATTTATCCATACCTTCTTTTGGAACTACCATCTGTAAAACACGGAGTTCAGCATTCTCTACTTCATAAGAAGGAGCAACACGAGTATCTGCAAAAACTTTTAAATCGCCAGTTAAAGCCCCTGTGGTGGCTGGTGTAAAAGTAATCGTTAAAGAACCTGGCGTTCCACTCATGGCTAAATCTGTGATTGTTACGTCTTCAAAAGTTCCAGGAGCAGTATGTTCTACTCTTATTTTTTGACCTACAACTAAACCACAATCTTCAACTTTGGCGATATATCCGTCTTCTTCGGCTTCGTCTGTGTCTATTGTTGCACCAGGAGCTCCTTGGTCTTTACATTTAATACCGACTGAAACTAATGAACGGGCTACACCTGGTTTGCTGTCTGCTGGAAGTTCAGGTTTGAAACCTAAACGTTTGCATACTTCTTCATTAGGGGCAAAAGTGAAAACCATGCGAAGACCACCGAAGTTAAGAACAGGGCAAAGTTTTTCTTCATTCCACCAGCGACTAAATACACCTGATTTAATTGGAACACAAAATCTACGAGCGAAATATCTTGGCTGTTTACCTCCTGCTTCTACTGGACTTACTAAACTATTAGAGATTTCGCTTGGGTGCAATTGAAGCAATTGTCTAAACTCTGCTCCGCCAGTTGTGTAACCATTTTCATATTGGTAATGTTTAGCTCCTACACCTTGATCTCTTTGTTGAGAAGAGTAATCGTCACGAGAATATTGATTTTCAAGACCACACCACATATTATAATTATCAAGTGTTTCTAATAATTGACCTGTGGATTTGCTATATATTTCTACACGTTTAAGCATAGCCGAAGCACCTACACCTTGAGGAAAAGTCCATCTTGAAAAATCAGAAGTAGTATTTTTTACATCAAGACATAAATAACTATCACGACCTTTAATATATCCTAAACTTTCATCAAGTTCAAAAATCATTTGGCCATTTTCAGTAAAGGTTGTTTGAGTGGTAGGTCTTAAACTAACATACGAAGAGTTTTGAGAGTTTACGATTTTATCAGTCATTCTTTTATAATATAAATTACTATATTATTTTTTTTAAAATAAAAAATAAAATAATTAAAATCTTGGTTTCTAAAAAGTATTTTAATTTTTCATGATTGAATATTTAAGATTATATGTATGCGCCGAAGCGTCGGTATTAGTTGTACTAAATCTTATATATCTAACTATAATTTGTTCTGTGACTGTGTGAGCGAAAACGCCAGTTGTATAATCAGGGTAAATATATGATTGGTCGCTTGCATACCAGTTCGTATTATCGTCTGAAAACTCAATCTTAATTAAATCGCCTAATGTGCTTGTTGTGTCGCCATATACGCTTACGTATCTATGATTTTGCATATCAATAGAAGCAGTTTGAGCCGAAGCACCAGCCCCTATACTTTGAGCCGTCCATAATTGAGCTGCGGTAGTTTCTTTTTGTGCTTCTTCAACTATGACTTGTAAATTACCATTTGTATTTACTTTAATTGCGTCTAAATCGCCAGTATTACTATCAAGACCATAAATGAGGTTTTGTTGAAGACCTGAACCACCACTCGCAACAGTAGCGTCGTATCCTTGTGTAATTTTACCTACACTTGAAGCAATAGAGGCACTATTCGTTTCTGTAATAGATCCACTTGAAACGACAACAGCACCAGTATTACATGCTACGACTTTTGCGTCAAGTGAAGTCGTATCGCTTGAAATTGTCGCAAGGTGTCCTGTTTGTGTTTGTTGTTCTGAAAGTGTAGCTTTTCCAGTTGTATCACAGGCTACGACTTTTGCGTCAAGTGAAGTAGTATCTCCTGCAATTGTAGTTAATTGAGTTGTTTGACTTTGTTGTTCTGTTAAAGTTGCTTTGCCTGTTGTATCACAGGCTACGACTTTTGCGTCAAGTGAAGTTGTATCACTTGCAATAGTTGCTAAATGAGTTGTTTGACTTTGTTGTTCTGATAAAGTTGCTTTGCCTGTTGTATCACAGGCTACGACTTTTGCGTCTAAACTTGTAGTATCTCCTTCAATTGTGGACAAATGCCCTATCATAGTGACTTGATTTGCAGCCGTAGCGTCGCCTCCTCCTGTAATAGTAGCGTCAACTTCAAGCTTACCACTTGAAGAAACTAAAACTTTTTCTACCTCTCCTCCGCTTGTTGTACCTAACATTAAAGCATGAGACATGTTGGATTATATAATAAATAACTATAATATTTTTTATTATATTAAAAATTAAAAGATCATAAACTTAAATATTTTCGTATTATATCTCGTCTTCACTTTCTTCTAAAAATGCATTTTTCTCTTTACTTTCTTTTTCCTTAAATGTTAATAATACTCTTCTATGTTCCTTATGTCTATCTTTATAATAAATCTTAAAATTAACTGATTGCTGCAAGTAATCACAAAATACTTTATATGTGTTTTTGCGTTTTTCTTTTTTGGTCATATTTTCCCATATTTCACTATTCTTAAATCTTTCGTAAACTTCTTTTACTAATACGAAATCTTTATCTTCACCTTTTTCATAGCCCGTAATAAACCATTCATATTTTTCGTCACAAGTTTCAATATATTTGCTTGTTCTTTCTTTTACTTCTTCACAATCCGCAAATGCTTCACAAACAGATTTTTCATGTTCTTCTTCATATTTTTTAATCCAGTTAATTAAAAATCTAAATAAAGCAAACTTGCCTTTATCTTTGAACTCTTGCGATTTATAATATTTATTTGCTTTATAAACATTATTTAATTCACTATTTTCATATAATTCTTTTTTCGTAGTAAAAAATGAAGGAAATAAAATATCTACCCAGCGTTCGGCTGCAGCTTCGTCTAATTTACCATTAATTAAAGGTCTATCATTACATTCCATAATGTAAGTTCCACTTAAAACCGTGTCTGTGTTTCCTTTATATAATCCACGAGCATTAATACGATCTCCACCAGTAATTTCTTTAATTGTAGAAATATTTAAACTTGCTTTTTCTGCTTCAGGTTCACGCCATACAATTAATCTTTTTTTATGCATATTTGCTAATTCAGGATTAGCACCAGTTTTTAAAGGAGCTAATAAAGTGGAACTTGAACCATAATATCCGTATATACCTACACATAATAAACTCATCATTAATTCAGTAATAACTCCTTTGCCGTTTCGTCCACTTCCATTCATAAGAACAAACTTTTCAATATAGATTTGATATAAACATGTTGCTAAATAATGAATAAAGTTATTTCTAATATTTTCATTCGGTAATAATTGAATAAATAAATTATCTATTTCTTTTACTTCTTCTTCACTGCAATCTTCATAATCATAATTTAAATATGTTAATACATAATCTTCTCTGTCTACTTCTACCCAGTTATGAGTTTTAAGGTCATAGATTTTATTTTTAAAACAAAATAAATAAGGGTTTTTATCAAACTCTACTTGTGAAAAATCAATAACCGATAATTGCCGTACAACTTGCTTAATAATTTTATCTATTTTATTAGCTGTAAGAACTTGACTAATTAAATCATTATATAATTTTATTTCTTCTTTTATTTCTTTTTCTTCTGCTTCTAATCCTTTTTCTTCTTCTTCACTTGCTTCCGCCATTTTCTTTTTTAATTGAGAAAGTTTAAGAAATGTCTTTTTCAACTGCAAATTAAACATTTTTCTTAATTCTTTTGTAATCATATTACCGAGTTTGCCTTTTCCAAAATCTTCATACCAGCGTTTATTATAAAAGGTATAAAGTTGTTGTTTTTCACCAATTAAAACGAAATTGCCTTCATTACCTTTTAAAAATAATTCTGCTAATGTATCGTCGCAACTTATAAATTGTGTATCAAGGTCTTTTAATTTACGTAATCTTATATTGTTATATTCTTCTTCATTAGATAATTTTGCATAATAAAATAGTGTTCCTATCGTATTACCACTTTTAGCATTATCCCACAATTCAAGAAAAACATGTTCGTCATATTTATCTGATTTTGCAGAAATATATTTCGCTAAATCTATAAGGTCGTAACCTTCATAATTTTTTAAAGACCATATAATTTTTGTCCAAGTATTATAACTATCTAAATAATCAATATCTATTAATTCAGCCATATCTTCTATTTCTTTTAAATCTTCGTTTTCGTAATTCGGTTTTTCAGGGGTTTCTTGTGGTTGTGTTTCATTAGAAGGTTTACGTTTCTTTCTTTTAATTGTTTTTGTTACTTTTTTATTCTTATTTATAATTTGTTCAATTATTTCTTTTTTTACTTGTAAATCATTTTTTTCTGCATTATGGATTTTTGCGTCTTGCGGACACCAAGACCAACCCTCGCATAAAAACTCAATATCTTCATAAATTAAATTGTCTTCTCTGTCTTTGCCGAAATCATAATCGGTAGAAATGAAAAAATGCTTTCCATGTAATTTCGTAGCACTTTTATAATATGGATAATTCTTTTTACACATTTCAACAAACTTTAACGTTTGTTCGTCATATTCTTTATTATTATACTTGTCTTCTGTAAAGTCAATATCAATATGTTTAAAGTCTGTTAAATCAATAGCAATATGAGAATGATTATCCCTAAACTTTTGTCTGTATTTTATTTTTTCCAAAGGTACATTTTTAAAATCACTACATAGAGGCATAGCTTTATAAATACTGGAATATTTAGGTTTCTTAATATGTTTCTTTTTTTCTTCATTCCATTTAATTTCAAGATTGAGTGGAAACCATTTAATTCCTTTATTATCAAGATATTCGCAAATATCCATTTCTTTAACGATAGAGTTTTTTTTTGCAACTTTTAGCGACGGCATACTTTTATATATACTACTAATATAATAATTCTTTAAACCCTTTTTTTAATTATAATATTTTAAGTAATTCTTAAAGTATTATACAAAGTATTTAAAAATATAGATAAAAATAAAAAACGTCAAAAATCGCCCAATACGTCAAATCTCGCCCCTATATTTAAAAAGTCCTTCCGTGAGGGGGTAAAAAATAAAATATAAAAAGTTTCTAAAAAGGGGGGCGAAAAATGACGAAAAGGGCGAAAAATGACGTATTCCTAAATATATGATACTTATAATATAATTATTATACTTGTAAGGAACTAGCTGTTTGCTGCACTAAACTATTTACGTCAAAACCACTCTTGCTTTCTATGGCTTGATCTGGTGCTTCACCACCACCGAATAGACTTTCAAAAAATCCAGCAATAGCAGTTGCAACGAGGGCGACTTCACCTAGAACAGGAATAGCGTCTAAAACTCCGTCAGCTATTCCTAATCCAGCCATAACTCCACCAGCGTCACCAGCAAGAGCGGCTGCACCACCAGTTAAAGCGTCGGCTGCTGTGCTTCCTACATCTGCGAGGGTTTCTGCTGTTGCTTCGGCTCCTGCTTCTCCTGCTTCGGTGCTTAATCCAGTCATAGCACTTTGTGCACTTTCAGGGTCTACGTCCATGATATTCTGCTGGATTTGTGTTTCTCCAAGTTCACCTTGACTTAATGTTGTAGGGCGTGGAGCTCCAAAATTAGAAGCGTCTTCCATTTCTACGCTTGTGCCTGGTGCAACTGGATTATAAGGTTCAGCACCTTCTCCTAATGTTATTCCTGGTGAAGTGTCTGCTTCAGCTTCTTCGCCCATAGCCGGTGCTTCGTCAGGAACGCTTTCAGGTTCGGCATCAGGTTCAGCAGGGTTAGTAGCTTCAGGTTTTTGCACTTGTGCTGGGTCATTTAAATCTACTTCAACAGGACGCTCAATACCTTCTGCTAAATCTGCTGGGTCGGCTTCCCATTCTCCGCCTACTTCAACGTCCCTATCAAAAGCACCCTCAAAAGGGTCACTATTATCAATATGGACTTGTTCTACTTCATTTTCTCCTAATGCTTCTTCTCCTTCCCCTTCCATAGCTCCCTGAGGGTTTTCAGTTGTAGATTGTGCGGCTTCGCTTGTAGGTGTTCCTTCGCCTTGTTGTTCTAATGTGCTTTCACCAGTATTATCTTGTTCTTCGGTATTAGGTTCTTCATTTGTTTCTTCTTCTGATTTTCCTTCACGTTTTTTCTTATATTTATCATAAAGTTTTTTAACTTGTTTACCAGCACGAATAGCTGCGAAACCTGTGCCTCCAATTGCTTCTAATTTTTCCGCTACGTCTTGAACTTTTGCTTTTAAAGTATCTTCTGCATTTTGCGACGCTTCATTAGCGTATGCTTGTAAATTATTATTTTTCTCTACAATAGAGTTTTTTAGAGTTTCTAATCTATCAAAATACGACATAGTTATAATATTTGTTTATATTTATTTTTTTTAATAATAATTTTTTTATAATACATTTATATAAACAAAATGGAAGACGAGATTTTTGTTAAACCTAAAACAGAAGAGAAGAAAAAACCTAAAAGAAAACTAACGGAAAAACAACTTCAAGCATTAGCACGAGGTAGAGAAAAACGTAAACAGAAACTTTTAGAAAAACAAAATAAACAAGCAGAGAAGGATATGGTAAAAGAAATTAAAGAGGGTCGTAAAGGTAAAAAACAGCAATTAAAAGAGCAAAAACAAGTTAAATTACAAGTTGCCGAAATGAAAGAAGATCATAAAAAAGAACTTGCAGTTCACGATAAAAACTCCGCAGAGTTTAAATTGTTCAAAAGCAGGTTTAATGAAATGAAATATGAAACATTAGACAAAATAGAAGACAAAGCAACATTTAGACATGTAAAAAAATATTTTGCAAATATTAAATTAAATCAATATGAAGATATGGAAGCCGTAAAAGAAAAAATGAAAAACGATATTACTAAATTAAATACATTTGTAAATAAAACAAAAGAATAAATAATAATAAAATATAATATAGATATGAAGAACAAAATTGAAAAATATGGTGATCTACCAAAAAAAGATTTAAATATTTATCCTCTAAATATTGATACTTCTAAATTAAATGAAACCGATAAATATCCATTATGTAATGTTCCACATTTAATTATTATAAATGGTCGTGTAAAAGCAGGTAAAAGTGTTTTAGCAAGTTCATTATATTTAAATGATAATATGTACCATAAAGATTTTGACTGCAAAATCCTTGTTTCTCCTAGTGCCTATAATGACGCTATGAACCAACATTTAATAAAAGATTTTGATTATGTTTTTACTGAATATAATGACGATTTAGTAGACGAATTAATAGAAATGATTGAAAAAGATGAAAGCGACGATAAATACTTAATTTTGTTTGACGATATTGTAGGAACAAATGCAGGAAGTCGTAGAGGAAAAGCAGACAAGATTACAAGTTTAAGCACATTATATAGACATATAGGAAATGGTGAAAAAGAAGGTAAATTAAGTATTTGTATTTGCGTACAATACTTTAAGCATATTACACCAATTTTAAGAAATCAAGCGTCAGGTATTTATATTTGCGGAAGTTACACAGATAAAGAATTAAAGAAAATAGCAGAAGCTTATGGTTTTTTCGGTGGTTCAGAAAAAGCATTTTTAGAATTGCACAGAAAGGCAAGGCGTAAACCACATGATTTCTTATTTTTAAACGTGCATACGATGGAAGCAAGAAGAAACCACAACGAAGTATTATGGAGTTATAAAGAAGAAATGGACAAACTTGAAAAAGAAGATCAAGAACCACAAAAAGAAGAAATTACAGAAAAAGATATTTAGGAAAAAAAGAGGAGTGCGTTTAAATAATTTATATTTTTATCTAGACTTATTATATAACAATATGAGTGATATGTTTAAATACGCCAAAATCTATAAAATGGAATGCAACCAAACTGGTAAAGTTTATATAGGTTCTACAAGATCAAGACTTTTATGTTTAAGAAAAGCTCAGCATAAATACCAAGCTAAACATTTACCTAAAAAAAATGTAACTTCTGCGAAAGTAATGGAAGCAAATGATTTTAAAATGGAAATGATAGAAGATTGCAGTTATGTTAATTCTATGGCTGAATTATACCAAAGAGAAAGGTATTATATAGAAAATACGCCGAATTGTGTAAATATGACTATTCCTGGACGCACAAAAAAAGAATATTGTAAATATTACGACCAATTAAGAGTAATGTGTGAATGTGGACAACTTGTTTCTAAAAAAAACAGAAACCGCCATAATAATACTAAAAAACACATAGAATTAGTAAAGCAACAAAAAGAAAAAAAAGCAAGTAATAATATAGAACATGTGGAAAAAGATAAAGGAGTTATTGAAAGCGTTGTATCTCAAAATTAGTTGTGCTTTGTGTTGTAAATCAAATTGTAGGGTTCAGATAGGGCAAGAACGTCAAGATTAGACCTTTTTATGCAAACTATTATCAGGGTCATTTTTTTTCTTTTTAATTTTACCCTCTTCTATGAGAATAAACTTATAAACACGGGCTCGAGCCCAAGCAATCGCAGGAACGCCTGGACGTGAACCTGCACTTTTCCACGCAGCTATTCCTTTATCATAAACCTCGTCTAAATCTTTTAATGGTATTTTAAACTTACGACTAAATACTTTTTTATCAAACGTTAAATCAGGATATTCTTTATTAAATCTTGTTGTATAGCTGGAAGGTTTAACTAATCCTTTTTTAATTGCTTGTTTATCGGTTTTTTTAGGAAATAGATCCTTAATAGGTTTTTTGCTTTCTTTACGTGTTTTTAATTCCTTTTCTCTTTGTTTTTTATTTACTCCTTTTGTATATTTTTCTTGTATTTTAGGAGGCATAACT